AGGCGGCCGTCGATCGCGGTCTTCAGGAACGGCAGGTCTTCGACCAGTTCGTCAGATTCCTTGATGAACCCGGCGATCTTCGCGAGTGCCTCGGTAACGGGGGTCGGGTCGCCGAAGTGGAGCTGCGGCTTCTGGCCGTTCTCCGCTACCAGCGCGAAGCCACCTTCGACGAGCGCGTTCTCCACGAAGTAGGTCAGCGCGGTCCCGGAAATGGTTTCCGAACCGAGCAGATCCTCGATGGTCAGGTTGCGGCGAACGCCCGTGAGGATGTTCGTATCGACGCTGGTCAGCGCGTTGCCGAAAACAGTGCCGGTCACCTGGACATCAGATGCGGCCTTGAACTCTGGCGCGGCAATGGCGATGCGGTCGCCACGCTTGCCAGCCAGCGCAGTGCCGGCGGACTTGGTGAAGAACTCACCAAGGGACTTGGCGGCGACAGTCTCGGGAGCCTTGGGCGCGCCGGCATCCTTGAACTGCGCGAGCAGCGCGTCGCCGTCAGCGATGGACTTCTCGCGGATCTGGGCGGAGTCGATGTCCGCCTTGATGGTGTCCAGACGTGCGGCCTGGTCTGTGGTCAGGGTGTTGTCTTTGGCGGCCTTGATGAGTTCGGCAAGTTCCGCCTTGAGCTCTGCGAGAGTTTTCACAGAAGTCCTTCCATAGAGATGGCTTTTTGGTAGGTTTCCAATGAGCCGATGTCTACGGCGGGCACCTGGGCGGGCGGTTCCTCAGACTTGGCCGCGGGCGGCTCCTCATCCTTGACCTGCTGGCCGGCACTGGCCTTTCCATCGTCATTCGTGGCTGCGTCAAGCAGCGCCTTGAGCGCGGACTTTGCCGCGTCAAGAGCGGAGATCGCCGTGGTGACGACCTCCGTGTTTTTGGCCGAGAGGACCCGGCCGGCCTTCGCTTCCAAGTCGTCAGACTTGGCGCTCAGGAGTTCAGTGGACTGGTTCATTCCGACCAGCGTCGGGCCGACCTCGTAGAGTTTCAGGGATCGGAGCTCGGTGGCCTTGATCCCGTCGACTTCAACCGGGCCCGAGTCCATCACCGAGTAGGCGAAGGAGAACTGTGTGACCCTGCGGCCCTTGAGGAGCTTGAAGACCTGCGCGGCCTTCGGGTTCTCCAGATCGAGCAAGCCCTTCACGAGCAGGCCCGTGTCTGTCTCGGACGCCTCGAGGACGGAACCGATATGGGAGAACGGGTCATTCGAGTCATGGGACCAGACGACCGGGATGGGATCCCCTGCCGTCTTCCATTCGGTGAGAGTGTCAGCGAATGCGCCCTTGGCGATGACGTCGCCGCCGGAATCGACATTGCCGAACACTGCGACGATGGCCTCAAACTCGCCAGCGTCCCCGCCCGTGGCCTTCACCTGGGCGGCGAGATTCTTAGTCTTCATGTGCCCTCCTTGGGCAATAAAAAAGACCCCGGAGGGTCAGCGGATCGAGGGGGATTAGGCGATGGAGACTTCGACTGTGCACGCGCAGTTGGCCACGCCCTCGGCATCGAGCACCGGATCGCCAGGCCATGCGGCGCCATTGGAGAAGTTGTCGCGGACCGGAACAGTCTCGCCGTCCATTGCGGCATGTTCCGAGCGTGGGTTGCCGGAGTTCACAACCCAAGTCTTTGTGGACTCGGCGCCGTTCTGCTTCGCGGCCTCCATCGTGGCGAACCCGGCGAAGGTCGTTAGCAGCGTCGTGGCGATCCCGTCGCCGCGACCGCCCTCGATGTCGTCGAAGACCTTCTCGGGTGATCGGGTCGGGTTGCCGTCTTCGTCCTCGCCAGGGTCATCGATCGCGGCCTGGATCTGGTCGAGCGTCGTGGCGTTGATCTTCCCGGCCCTCGACTCGGCAACGGCCCGCAGAAACTTCTCCGTGCGCGCCGTGTCGTAGGCGTCCGGGGCCAACCCGGTCGCCACTAGGACGTCTGCAGCAACCTGCCCGGTAACGGACATTGCCACCCGGTAAAGGTCGTCTGAGAGTTCCTTATCCCAGCGCTCCTGGTCCCACCAGCCGGGGGCCTTGGAGTTGAGCCGGGCGAGGACAGCCTCGCGCTGCCGCTTGAAGAACTTGGACAGGACAGTCGACGTTATCCGTTCTGAGCTGAGGTCAGCCTCGCCCTTGATGAACACCGGGCCAACCTTCGACCGGACCGTGAGCGCCTTAGGCGCGCTGTCACGGGGGGACGACTGGCCGCCCACGAGGACGTTCAAGGGAGTCACCAGCGAATCAGCGTCGCCGTCGAGCGCCGGCAGGTTCTCCAAGCTGCGGATCTCGTTGGCCGTCATGTACGGACGCCCGACAGCCGAGGAGTAAGCCGCGGCCTGCTCATCGAACGACGCCGCCAGTTTGGCCTTCACGTTGAACTCGACATAGACGCCGGGGCGGGGATCCAGCAGCGGGACCAGCTTGGAATTGATGCGGTCCTGAATCATCTTGAGCCAAGGCCCCAGCGTTTCGCCGTACAGCATCTTGCGGAACTCTCGGACGTTCGCGTAGGAGACGCCGCCAGTAGCGCCGAGCATTGCCGGGTTGATGTGCCAGGCGCGGGCCACGGTCTCAAGCGACAGGTTAGCCGCCTCGATCCATTGCTCCTCGCGGGCGTTGAACCGGACCTGGTTAATGGTCATGCCATCCTCGAGGACAGGCATGCCGCCGACGTTTGCGCCCTTGGCCTTGTAGGCCTTCATGTCCTCTTTGAAGCGCTTGCTGCCCTCATCGGACCACTCGGGCGCGTCCTTCGGGCGGGCAATGTAGGAACCGATCTGGCCGCCGTTCTTCCAAATCCCGGTGCGGAACTGCTGCGCCGCAATCTGCTCGGCAAGTGTCTCCTTGAGCGTGGCCACGACGGGAGACCCTGCGTCCGTGTAATACGGGGTCCAGTTCTTGAAGTGGATCAGGTTCTCGCCAGTGATCCGGATCGGCGGCTTCGTCACGTCCGGCAGGTAGTGAATCACCAGATCGCCGTCAATCTCGGATCCCGAAACGATCGTCACCAGATCGACAGCGAGTGGGCGCAACTGCCAGCCTGCAGTCGTCTGAACGATCAGCCACCATGCCTCATCGTTCAAAGCGAGATCCGAGACCAGCGAAACCTTCAAGTCGTAACCGGTCATAGCCGGGTTGGGGTTCGCCAGCAGCTTCGCAACCGGAGAGTCCGTGAGACGCTGCCGGTCAGTGTCTGACACGCGCTGATACGTCGGAAGCCCAAGCTGGCCGATGTTGCGGGCCAGGAAGTCGACCACCGTGCGGACGTTATGCTGCGTCTCCCACAACTGAGCCGGCGCCATGCCAGTCACCTTGCGGATCGCCTCAACAACCTCAGCGGCAGACGGGTTCGTGGAGTTCACCTCAACAACCTGGTTGATGAGCGATGAACGACGGAAGAGGTCAAGGACGCCCATCAGACAACCACCATGCCTCTCGTTTCGTAAGAACTTGTTTTCGGCTTACCCGCCCGGGAAGCAAGGACTGTCAGGCCCCAATAGGCCTGCTCGGCGGCGATCAATGGCGCGACGTCGGCCGGGGACTTGGAGCGGTTCAGCACGAACACATCCCCCAACTGCTTGGTGACGGCGGTAGCGGCAGCCACGTCAAGGACAGGCTGGGCGAGGTGGTGGACGTTGCCGTTGCGGACGGCGTCGTAGAAGGTGCCCATCGCGGCTCCAAGGTCAGAGCCGCCGCACTCCATGACCGGCAGGCCGGCGGCGAGCAGATGCTCAATGAGCGCGGATGCCGGGGCGCCCTTACTCTGCACGACGATGGTTTCTGCGCCGATGGTCGGGAACTTTGCCACCAGTGTCGGGACAACCCACTCGGTGCCGGCGCGCTGGATAATGACTTCCACATGCGCGGAGCCATCCTCGCGCCAGCCGGCAACAGCGAAATAAGACATCTCACGGTTGGCGGACACGTCCACGGACAGGACAATCGGCGAGCCCTTGGCGATCTCGGACTCAGCATCATGCCGGGAATCCCACACGCCCGCCCCGAAAGGCGACTCGGCGTCGACGGTTACCCACTGGCACAAGTTCTCGGTACGGAAGACATGCTCCGGGACACCCTCGGCACCGCCGACGCCCACCAGTGCCGCCTTAGACGCGAGCATTTCCTCGGTCACGTAGGCGATGCCGTGTTCATCCTCGTAGCCCATGGACGGGTTAGCCTGGGCCCAGCCGTCACGGTCCCAGATCCCGCACTCATCCGGCGCAGACCACTCGAAGAGGCCCATCGTCGTGTCGTGCGAGTTGGCAAACTCTTCGATCGACTGTAGGCCGGCCTCGACGTACTGATCCCAGTCCGCCATGCGGGCGAGGCCCTGCTTGCGGAGGCCGCGGAGAACATCAGACTTGGCAGTACCAGCGTTCGACACCGCGATCACCTGGGAGGAGAAACGGGCGTTCGTCGTGTTCGTCAGCGCAGACCACGATTCCCAGTCGCGCTGCTGCCGAAGCTCATCGAAAGCGAGATCCGTTACCGAAAGTCCACGGCCGCCATCATCAGACGCGGCCTCACACTTATACCGGGAACCGTTAGCCAGCTCCAGATACTTATTGCCGTTCACGTTCGACTTATGGGCAACGTACTTGCGTCCCGCCGAGCGCATGAGCGCCTTCGTGGACAGGTCAAGGATTTCCTCGGCCGCGTTCAGCTTGTGCGCGGCCCCAAGGATCAGCGGAGGTTCAGCCTCCGGGCCATCCCACATCATCATCCGCCACAACAGGCGAGTGGACATGATGAACGACTTCCCGTTCTGCCGGCTGACCAGCAGCAGGATGGTCTTGAACCGCAACACCGGAAACGCATCGCTCGAAACTGAGCCCAACGCGAGCTCCAGCGAGTGGATCAAGAACCATTCCTGCCACGGATGCAGGCGACGGCCAGCGATCTTCGCGGCATCGATAGCCTCAAAGCCCAGCGACGTCTCCGGCGTCAACTCCCGCAGCGGGCGCGTCCACAACCGCGGCTCGGTCTTACCCAGCCTGCGTTCTGCCCGCCCGCTTCCGCTTGAGTTCGTCAATGGGGTCTACCTCCGCAGCGGCCTTAGCCGGCATCTTGGAAGGCGTGAGTTGCAGCGCCTCGCAGTACCTTAGGTACGTCGGGATCGACGTGTTGTCATGCAAGGGGATCGGAAGTTTGGCGCCGTCCTCGCGGCCCTCCATCGCCGCCTCAACCACGTCATCCCAGCCGTCAATCTTCCTGGCCAACGCCAGGACAGCAGCGACAGGGCCAGCGCTCAGATTGGCGTCTAGCGCGCCGGAAGAGATGGCATGGGACACGGAGAGCTCAGTGGCTTCGTAGACGCTCACGATGCCTCCTGTAGGTTGTTCTCGCGCGTGCGCGCACGCGACCCCCTCCCAGATTGGCGGGGGGAGAGGAGGCTTACCGGGCCGAAGGCCTCCGGGCGTTTGAGATTTTGAAACGTAGACCCCCTACCCCGTCAGGGTTGGGAAGCTGGAAAGTATTTTTGGATGGCAGCTACTTGCCGTCTGATTTCATCTACTGAAGGCATGGACCTGATGCGGTCTACCTCGGATTGCGTAACGCAATAGAGTTCGCCTTCGTGGACAAAGACCGCTCCTAGTTCCTCGCCATCGGGAAGCGTGCGATGCACAGTGACGCCGGACAGCGCAGCCGTAGCGTTCATGCTGTCTCCTTATGCGAGCCAGTCGCGGCTTAGTGTGCCGAGCCCGGTGATGCTGAGCTTGTTGCCTCGGGTGCGGTTGCATCCTCGGTGGCTGTGTCTGAGGTTGCCGGGGTCTTCGGCGAGGTGTGGGTGGGTTGACCTGGGGTAGAGGTGGTCGGGTTCCCAGCATCCGTCGTCGTGGATGTCGGTGATGGCGTAGTCGATGGGCTGTCCGCATAGCCAGCATGCGGCTTTGTCCTTGACGCCTTGTGCTCGGAAGGTCGGGCGTATCTTGGTGCGCCATCTGCGTGAGCTGTTGCCGTCGCCCGCCATGCATTGCCCCTTACGTGACCGTGATGTAGCCGCAGGCCATGATGGGGATCTCGGGGCTGCTGGTGGCTTTCGCCCAGATGGTGTGGTTGCCAACGGGTAGCCCTTGGACCATGACGCCAGGCTTGCCGCCGATGATGGTCGGCGGCGTGAAGGTGGTCGGCCTCGTCCCTTGCGGGGTGATGGCGAAGGCGAGGGCCGCCGTGTCTGCTGGCTGCCCGTCAAGAGTGACTGTGACGGGTTGGAACTCTATGGATTCGCGTTCGAAGGTTGTCATAGTGTTCCTGCCCATCTGCGGGGGTTGAGCGTGGCTTGCTTGTCGCGTGTGGGGATGGTTGCTTGCCAGCGGCGGGGCCCGAGTGCGGCGGTTACGGTGATGTGTTTGGCTGGGCCGGCTGCTGTTCCGGTGAGGGTGAGTGTGCCCGTGCTGGTGAGGCTCATTGTTCCGGCGACGTCTGCTGTGCCTGCTGCCTTGAGTGTGCCGCTGCCAGCTAGGTCGATTGTGCTGGCGCTGGCTGGGTTGCCTCCGAGCGTGAGTGTCCCGTTGCCTGCAAGGATCAGCGCGTCGGCATGGCTTGGTGCGCCAACGAGTTCGAGCGTGCCATTGGCGGTGGTGTTGAGCGTGCCGGCTATGTTCGCGGTTCCGGTTGCGCCTAGCGTGCCGGATCCTGAGCGTTGTAACGGTCCGGCGAGTGCCGGCGTTCCTGTGCTGCTCAGTGCCCCGGCTCCGGTGAGTGCGACTGCCCCGCTAAACGCGGAAACGGTTGCAACGTTGACGGCGAACGTCAACGCTTCCTTGGTGTTCGCCGCACCGGTCTGGGTGATACTGCCTGTTGGCTGGAAACTCGCCGCAGTGTTGCTTTCTACGTAGCCGATGGACAGCCCGTAACCGTCAGTGCCTGACTCGGCTGTCCCCGTGTCAGTGTCTTTGATCGGCGTGCCGGCGCCGGACCATGCGGTTGAGACGTAGACGTTGCCGGAGCCGTCGCCGATGCCGATAGCACCGAAGGTCAGGTTTGTTCCGGTCAGCCCGGTCAGGTTCGGCCCGGCTGCTGCGCTGGTTAGCCCGGTCCCTGCAATGGACTTTACGAACGTTGACCCGGCGGGGAACTCGTAGACCACGAACCCGGCGGGGTAGTTCGAGCCGTTGTGTGTGGTTGTTAGGGAGGATTCGCCCGCGGTGGCTGTTTTGTGCCAGACGTAGAGTCCGGTGTTGTTGATCGCCGACCCGCCAGTGGGGAGCGTCCAGCCTGCCGGTGTGGTGGATGTGACGGCGCCTTCGGCGATGGCGACGAGGAGGTTGCCTGCTGTGGCGGCGGTGAAGGCTACCGCGTGCGAGGTGGTGCCGTTGCGTGGTGCTTGGATGAGGGAGCGGCGGACCCATTGGACCATGTCAGCCCCCTGGGGGTTAGGACTCGGTGAAGGTCAGTGTGAGCGTGTACTGGCCTTGGGTGGCGAACGCTTGGGAGGTGATTGCCCCGCCGTCGAGGTAGTTGCCGGCGGTTGCGGCGTCGTGGATGCCTGCGCCTGCGATGGTGACGCCTGCGGGGACGTCGAAGACGGCGGTTGCGGTGATGATGCCGTTTGCGGGTGTGCCCCAGCTTAGGGCCTTGCGGGCGTATGCGGGAGCGCCGCCTGTTACCTCGGTGCCCGCGGTCGCTGCGGGGACGGTGGTGTAGAGCGCGGCGTGGGTGGCCGCTGCTTTGTAGGCTGCGGCCAGGCTGTTTTTCATGCTCGCTGTTTGGATCGCCATGGCTGCTCCTTGTTCGGGTGTGGGTGGTGATCTACTTGCTGGGCCGCGTTCTCGATTGTTGGTCAGCCGCGTTCGATCAGTGGGGACGGCCCGACTCGAACGGGCGGCATTGCCGACTTGGCGTCTCCTGCCGGGTGAATAGTCCGGCGGTCTTACTCATGGGAGCGGCACATCGACCGCCGTGGAGCCAGCAGGATTCGAACCTGCGATGGAACCGGGATCGCGTAGCCCGGCGCGTGATGCCCCTCGCCTCAGCCCCTTGTCCTTGATGCCAGAGCGGGGAGGATCTGCAGCACTCCCCGCCCCGGCGGAGCAACGGTCTTAGCCCGCCGTTGCGCGGGATGGTTCGGCGCCGGCTGGATGGGGGTTTGGCCGGCGCCAGTCTTTGGGCACTAAAAAAGCCGCCTCGCTTGGAGTGCGGCTGGATGTATCGACACTTACGCCGAGACAGGACTAACCATACCTGAATTAACCCGCACGCGCTATGTCCATGTTCGGCGTGTCTAGCGCCCTGAGCAGCCATGACACTTGATCGCCGGACCACTCTGCACCACATGCTGCGCAGGCGACGCCCCATTCGCCGACCTTGGCGAGGTTGCCCTCGGAATCCCAGCATCCGAGGGACAGGCAGACGGAACGCTCGTCGCCGTGAATGGTGAGCCCGCATGCTGGGCATGTCTTCCCGGTGAGCTTCCGCCGTGGCTTGACTGGCCAGAGGAAAGCGGTGATCTGGTCGACCCATTCGAGCGTCACCCGCTCGAGGTAGTCGTGCCATGCGGCGTCGAGGCTCATGGTGGCGATGTGCTGGAGGAGTGCCTCGAGTGTGCCTGGCCATGCGGTCCCGGTGATGTCCCAGAAGTCGGCTTTCGCGTCCATGGTCATTCGGCCGAGCATGTCGACGGCTTCGGGGTTGATGGGGATTGGTGGGCCGGATGCGCCGCCGGCTGATCCGCTGTTGCCCGGGGTGATGGCGTTGCGGAGTTCGGTGAGTAGGGCGGGCGCGTGCCTGAGCTGCCCATCCGGTGCGGTCTTGAGATGCTCCCGGCTGAGTTGGTGAATGTGGTCGTTCAGGCTCACGAGGTCTCCTCTCCTGCTTGGGTGATGGTGATGTAGACGCCGGGGGTGTGGTGGTAGGTCTTGGTTACGTCGAAGTGGATGATGCGGGCGTCGTCGACGATGACGCCCGGCTGGGTTTTGGTTGTGGAGAGTGAGTCGAATACTGCGCGGCAGAGTTTGTCGGCGTCGGGCTTCACGGCGGGCGCCCACCACCGGGGCTTCTTGGGCGGGGCAAGCTGGAAGACGAGCGACACGTTTAGGGGCCCGTCCATGGCTGGCCCGTCGTGGCGGGCCATGGTTGAGGCCCGGATCTTGTTCCGCCATTCCCGGAGTGCGGGCTTCACGGCGACGATGTGCCCGCGGTAGACGTCCACGGACCCTTGCGGGACGGGCGTACCAGGCACGAAGGCGTGGATCACAGCGATTCCTCTCTGGAGTACTTGTCTACGTGTGCCATTGCTTCGGCCCATGTGGTGAAGGTGTCGCCCCAGTAACCGATCGGAGCGTCAACTCGCCACGGGTCATCACACATGGGCTTGCATTCCGACTCGAAGCAGTCGTGTTTCCAGATTTGCCAGCGGTAGCGGCTCATGCCCCCTCCTGCTGGTTTTCGGCGAGGATGAGTTCGTTGGGCCCGAACCAGAGTGCGGGATCTTTGAGGCCGCCGACTTGGTACTGGCGCTCTGGATGGTGCCGGTCTACGTCGGTGATGGTGCCGATCATGTCGAAGTAGCGGCTAGGGGTCGCGATCACGCGGACAGGGTCGCCCAGGCGGAACTTCGTCACGGTCAGAACTTCTTTCCATGCATGTGCTCGCGGCTGGTGTTGTACGCG